TGCATACATCGTCAGCATCGTGGGGGATTTGCTTGGGGCCGATGTGTTGCATTTGGATGGCAAAAATCGCTGAGTTTGCGATGGGTTCGGGAAGCCTGGACTTCAATACTTGCTTGATCGTCATGGGTTGGGGTTTAGATTAAGATTTTGGTGGATTCGCTAATCAAACGGTAATCGCCGGGGGTAACATCGTCACCTTCGTCAAAGGTGAAAACTTGCTCCACAACGGTGGTATAGTCAATCCCAGGGCCTGGCAATTCGTCAGCCTCGTCATGGCAATAAATGTAATTGTCAACCTGGCCATCGTCATCGCAAGTGAAAAAATTCTCGTTTCGTTCCTTGGTGTCAGGGTCAAACCAAACATTCGTGATCGTGTAGTGATAGGCGGTCTCTTGGTTCATTGTTTTAGGGTTTAGGTTATTATAGCCCCGTAGGGGGCTATTTCGGCCTTCTGGCCTCGTCAGATAACCGGTGCAATCTTTTTGGCCCATTCGGGGTATTGATCGGCCCAAAGAGCGATAATTGACTCATCGTCAAACTCCTCAATAATACGGTTAAGTGTTGGGGCCAAAATATACACTTGATAGGGGCAATCTATTTGTCCTGTTGTGTAAATAACCGCCTCAACCGTGTCGGCGTTGTCGTTGGGTAGGACTATCGGGGTTCTCTCAATGATTCTCATTGTTTTAGGGTTTAGGGTTAGGGGTTAATTAGGGTTAATAATTTAGGGATCGTGGATTCGTCAACAAAGTATTCCAAAATCGGTTTTTGGCCTCTTTTATGGTATAGCCAAGGTATTTAGCCTTTAGGGGATAGCCTGCTATCCAAATCGTCAATAGCAAATAACCATCTTTGGTGCGCTCATGTTGAATTTGGCTTTTTGTTGGTCTGTTCATGGTTTTAGGGTTTAGGGGTTAAGTGTAAAACAAAGTTAATATCGTCAATCGTCAAATGCACCTTAATCGTCAAATTATTTTATTATTTTTTTTATCGTCAATCGTCAACCTATCGTCAAGCCATCGTCAAGCCATCGTCAAGCCATCGTCAAGGTATCGTCAAGGTATCGTCAAGGTATCGTCAAGCCAGAGGATCCCAAAACAACCGGTGTCCAGGAAAGTGGACAGTGTCCAGGAAAATGGACGATGTCCAAAAAAGTAGACAATGTCCAAAAAAGGATCCATTTAGTGTCCAAAATATTGGACATATACTGTTTTGCGTAAATTTTGCATTTTTTTTGGTTTAGTGGTTGCAAATGTAATAAATATTTTTATATTTGGGTATTGAATTAACCCAAACCCTAAACCCCTAAATTATGAATTACCCAAACCCCACCACCTATTATATCAAAAACGATGACAACCAATACACCTTTAAACCTTTGGAGGGTTTAGATTTTGGATATCGTTTCAATGGGTGGAATATTCCATTTTTTACCTTAGAACAATTCCAAAAAGCCAAAATAACCAACAAAAAAGAATTAATTAAATTAGGATTTTTAGGGGTTTACAATTCCTCTAAAGATTGTTTTGAGTGTAAATCTGAGGATGGCATTTTTAATTTACCTTGTTTTACCCACCAAAACATAAAATATTATTGCATCCAAGATGGGATGACATTTAATACAAAGAATATCTAAACCAAAAAATAACCCAAACCCTAAACCCAATAAACCCCAAAACAATGGAAACCACCACCACAACCAAAGATTACCAAACCCAAGATATCAAAAAGTTAATTAATAACCTCTTAAATGGGAAAAATCCTTTATTATCTAAAGGAGTGACTAATGCCAAAACGATTAAAAATCCCTTAGAAACTCATATTTTATATTTATCCCCTTTTAACCAAAATTCTAAAGGGGTGAACATTTGCCCAAATGCTAAACTTTGTATTTGGGATTGTTTATTTGACCAAGGTAGAGGGAGGTTCTCTAATGTACAAAATGCAAGGATTGCAAGAACCGAATTTTACCTTTATTACAAAAACGAATTTTGTACCAAACTCTTAAAAGAATTGAGCAAACTTTACACCAAGGCCCTAAACCAAAAAACCAAAATTCTAATTAGGTTAAATGGAACCTCGGATTTGGATTTTTTCGCAATTGTAAAAAACCGCCTAAATTTTGATATTCTTAATTCTTTTGGGGTGGACATTCAATCGCCAGATTTTGGCTTAGTGTTTTATGATTACACCAAGATTTTGGGCAAATTAGAGAAATACCAAAATTCAGTTTATACCCTTACTTATTCCTACCAAGGTATAAATGCGGAGGAGTCCCAAAAAGCCTTGGATATGGGTAACAATGTTGCGGTTGTGTTTAGGTCATCTTTGCCTAAAGAGTTTATGGGGTTTAGTGTAATTGATGGGGATATATCAGACATTGAGATGTTAGCCAATAAATCCAAGGTTTTGGGATTGATTGCCAAAGGGAGTGCAAAAAAAGAGAAAGGGGGGTTTGTAGTGGATTAACTCCCTAAAAAACATCCAAGAAAGAAAGGCTCCATTTTGGGGCCTTTTTTTTTGGCCTTTGGTTTGGGGTTTGGGTTTGGTGGATGGGATGGAGGGTAAAGGGGTTGGGGCATCCCACCAAAGAGACCCCCTCCCAAAAACCTAACTTTGCCTTAAATCTTTTTTCCTTATATGGTTTGCCTATCCCCCCCTTTGTTGGACGATTTGCCCAAACCAAGAGAGAGAGGGAGGATAGAACCCAAAAGAGAGGAAAGAAAAAAGGACACCTTTTTTTGGGTGGTTCTATCAATCGGCCATCCCCAACCAAGGCAAACAAGCCATCCCCAAAAGCCTAAACCCGCCCAAAAATGGATCCATAAACACATTCTCCCCCACTCCCACTATTTCTCACCCCTTAACACAGTTTGACAAAATGGCTAAAATCGGGTACCTTTTTGACGCTGTTTTTAGACTCTTTTTGGTGTCCAAAATGCGACTCAAACGAAAATGAGCATAAGATTTAATATAAGTGTTTATATTCTATATAGATGTCTATATGTTATATAGATGTCTATATTTAATATAGATGTCTATATAGTATATAGACACTTATATATATAGTAAGGGATAAAAAACAAATTGCGACCTTTGTGGGAAAAAACACCTTTTTTGTTGAAAAGGGGTACCCCCCATTTTTTTTGGGCGAATTAAACTTGACTTGTGGTAATTTTGTGGGTGCATGGCGATACATGAGTTTGTAAAGAAGAAGAGGGCTGAGGTTATTGAGGAGGAGGTCTCTGATGCTCCTGAGAGCGTTCCGAGTGCCGAACCGAAGGCAGAGATACCTGTTCTCCTAAACGCTCGTTCTACGAAGCCTAAGACGGTCACGAGGCGAGATATCCGAGACTTGCTTGATGCCGACTTGGACAGAACGATTGGCGGTGTGAAGCGGATGGATGCGTTGATTGCCCGATTGGTGACTGAGGCGATTCGTGGCAATATGCGGGCGATGGAATTGGCCTTGGCCTATTTGTATGGCAAGCCCCAGCAGCAGACCACCGCACCGAACACGGGGCCTTTTGTTCTTGAGTTGACTGAACCCATCGTGGATGAAACTAACGGCGAGGCAGAGTCAGGCGTATAAGATGGCTTTGTCGGGGGAGAAGCAATTCATCCTCTTTGGCGGAGCGATCCGAGGCGGAAAGACTTACTGCCTCCTTCTAACCTATATCTCCCTCTGCTCCAAATACCCCGGCAGCCGGTGGGTGATTATCAGGCAGAGTATGCCCACGCTTCAGCGTACAACGCTTGTGACCTTCACCTCCCTGATGAACCAAGGCTTAGGGATGCACGTTGCGTCTTGGGACAAGCAGGCGCAGATTGTGCGGTTCACCAACGGCTCCGAGTTGATTTTTATGGGCGAGAATTACGATACCGATAAAGACTTTGACCGATTCAAGGGCTTGGAGATTAACGGCGGTGGGATTGACGAGATTAACGAGTGCCAGGAAGGACTCCTTTACAAGGTCTTGGAGCGTGCCGGTTCGTGGCTGAATTGCGAAGGCCGACCGCCCATTGTCGTGATGGCCACTTGCAACCCAAGCAATAATTGGGTGAAGGAGTTGATTTACGACAAGTGGAAGGAGAACGACCTTCCCTCCACCTGGGCCTACATCCCATCCAAGATCACCGACAACCCTCACATCCCCGAAGATTACCTTCAATCCCTTCGGGACAATATGCCCGAATACGAGTACAAACGATTCGTGGAGGGCGATTGGGAGGTGCAGGAGAAACCCGAAAACCCCTTCTTCATCTCTTACGAGGCGAAAAAGCACGAAACCCACAACGCTTCCTTCAACCCGAACCTACCCATTTACATCTCCCTTGACTTCAACTTACAACCCTTCTGCGGTCTGGTGGCGCAGATGTGGACGGATAGCCAAGGGGACCACGTTCACATCGTTGACGAGTTCCAGGTCACGGACGGAAGCATCCCCAAGATGGTGGACACCATTAAGGCCAAGTACGCCCCCTTCTTGTTTTCTTGCCTGCTCACGGGCGATGCAATGGGCAAGCGGGGCGATTTATCGCAGAGGGACAATGCCAACTACTACGAGCAATTAGCGAGGGGC